TACTATAGGCGTTCTTATATCCTCATAATATCGCTCAAGCAACGCCGCTTTTGTTTCCGCATCATACCCGTTTGTAAATTCAACTTCATTTGTAACTGACACAATCCCTTGAAGTGTCGTAGGAATAACTGTAATTGCACCTTGTGCAACGTTTCCGACTGTACCGACTTCCGTGCATTCAACCTCGAATGTATCACCTTCAACTACCTTTACCGTTTGGAGTGATTGAAATTGTGTACCGGCTTCCGTACTGAATATATCACCCGTTTTTATTGTTCCTGAACCTGTTATAACTTTGAGTTGCCCGCTTGATGCCGCCGCCGTCTTTGCAACGATACCGCGGGTCTGGTATACAAAATTGACTAAATCGTCATAGTCCATATTACTTAAATCTGTTAAACATTTTGCGATATAGATTACTTTTTGCCATACGTTGTATAGAATTTTCCCAATCGCTACGAAAAAATCCCAAGCAAAAAAACCAACGCTTTTTTGATATTTGCTATCTAATGCGTCTAATCCGTCTTTTGCTATCTCTTCCGCTGTTATATCCGTATTGTCTATTAATGCCATTTCTACTCCTTTTTTAATTCGTAATGCGTAATGCCGGAATGAGTTGCTAAACGCAATTCCCGCTCCTGCGAGCATAATGCGTAATTTTTATATTGAGCGAAGCTCAATGAGAATTATATATTCGTGGGCAATGCCCACATATTAATTATGAATTACTAATTGCGAATTACGCATTATCTAATTATTCTTTATACGACTCCAATAACATATACATCTTCAATAGATGCATCTACCAAACTACCGTCTTGTAACTCTACTTGAACATAGATATTCAAAACTTTTCCATTCTTCGTTGTCTGAAAATCTGTCATTTGAGATATTGCAGGACATAGAGGTAATCCCTCCCGATAATCACGTTCAAGTTCTGCTTCTTCAAAACCATAGCCTATTCTTTTTCGACCAAACAGTTCTTTAAATCTGGTCCCGAACCCGGTTCCTTCATAAATCGGATAGGCACCTTGTTCTGTAGTAGCAAATTTTACAATCCATTGTCGAATTGCATCTATTTCATTTACTAATTTGGGAGAGCCATTTTTTACTACAAATTTGATATTTTTTCTATCATCAAAATTGACCAATGGCTCATAACCGATATCTTCGGTAAAAAAATCTTCTGCCATATATACTCCTTTTCAATTTGTAATGCGTAATAAATTACGCATTGTCATCAACTCTTTGATACTCGTTTGCCTTGCTTAAATCTACATAGTTCAGGCTGATTATGTGTCTGTCACCGTCATCTATCGGGTTATAGCCATACATATCACGGACTTCATTTATGCTGAATAGTCCCATCGGCAGTACATCTTTTGCTAAAGTAGTTTTTGTTGAAACTCCGGTGAACAACAATTTATTTGCAGTTAATAATATTTCGCAGCCGTTTTCTACTTCATACCTTGTAAAAATTTTATTTGTAAACTCCAAGCTAAGCTGCACAAGCAACGGTTCAATCGTGAGTTCGTAAAAAGCATTATAATCAGATTCCGTTGCTGTTCCAAGCAAAATAGATTTTGACACCCCGAACGAATATGAAAAATAGTTTAATACAAGTTCGTGCTGCAATGCATTTATGCTTTTGGGATTAACAAGAATCGGTGTAAAATCACATTTACTATCTAATATTCCGATACCGTCACCTGTTAACGTCATATATGATTTTACAAAATCATCTTTATACTTATCCAAATCTTCTTTTCTCAGGTTGCCGGAATATTTTATTATTCCCCTCAGCTGCGTTGAAGCCTCAACAGAATTTATCATTCCTGAATCTATTGCTTTTAATACCTCTAATATCGGTGCTAAAACAACAGTTTGGGTCGAACCGAACAATTCGTTTGTGTTATAATGACGCCGTAAATGTATCAATTCACTATATGGAATATATACCTCAAACCCTCTGTTAAAACGGAATTTTGCATAAATCTCGTTATCATATTCCATAAATTCAATCTCTGAATACGGAATCGGATAAAATCCTGAAATTTTGCCGTTTAATACTCGTTTGTAGATAAAACAATTGTTTGTATCAAATAGTATTGATGCCGTTTTATACAGAAAATCATACCTGTTCATATACTCATTCGGCTGATTTTTCAATAACCAGTTAAGGTTACTGTAATATCCGCTGTTCGTTGTTAATTTTATGTCCGGTGTTAATTTTGCAACCTGTTTTGCGATAACATCAATGCAGGAACGATATATCAGCTGGTCATAATGTTTTGAACCATAATTAAGATGCCTTGATTGAAACCCGTTAAGCAGTTTCAAACTCTGAAAGATTTTATCTTTTATAATATTATTTGCAAATATATTTTTAAAAAATTCTCTTATTTTCATATATCAATTACGCATTATCTATCCACCAGCCGTAAATAGTCGTCTTTGTTATCAACATATCCGACATACGCATTCAGCATAGAGGCAAAACCGTCTATTCTTCTTCTCGGATTACTTGTTTTTGCAGGCTGAATATTATCGTTTTTATCTATATCTGCCCTTACATTTGTCAAACACCATTTTGTAATCGGGTTATTATTGTAGTTTATTTTTTTACTGCATAAATCCGCACCCAATAATCTCATAGGATTTGAAAGTGTCTTTTTCCCTTGTATGACGGGCTTTGATATATTACCAAAACACTCATCCATTTTTTTGATAAACGACATAGAATTCCAGCTGTCATAATGGTGTGAATACAAATATATCCCCATAGAGTTCTGAACCTCTATAAACCAGTTAACAACATCATCACAATCAATATTATTACCTTTACAGGTTTTTATCAGACCTTGTTCAAACCATATATCGTAAGGTATTTTGTCTTCACGACTTCTTTTAAGAAGTAAATTTTCCGGAATCCAATACATTGTTTTAACATACAATATCGGACTTTCAGGTATTCTGAATAATACACAGGCGGAAGTTAAATCTGTTGTCCTTGATAAATCACTTCCCGCAAATCCGTATGTATCAGGGAAAGAATAAATATCAAAAATTTCACGGTTATCTATATCATCAAACGACAGCCACACCTCTGTAGATGTTTCTCTGATATTAAATTCTTTTGTTAAAACATTCTTCAGATTTAAAGGATTTTCTTTTGCATTTGCAACTTTTCGCTCAAGATATTCATATTTTTTGCTGATTTTAAGGTTTGGATTAGCCTTAATCCACATTTTAGGGTTTTCCCATTCCGAGCGAGAATCCAATTCATATACAACCGGAAAAACTTTTTCATCTATGAAAGCAGTGTCATTATTCAAGTTGTTGATATAGTTTTCTATCTCATCGTATTTTATATCATACAATCCCTCACGTTCTGTTCCTGCTGTTGTAATCAAGAGTATGAGCGGTTCTTCTCTTGCAGAAACACCGTTTTCTACAATATCGTATAAATCTCTTGTTTTCCAAGCGTGGATTTCATCACAGGTTGCACAGTGGATATTTAGTCCGTCTTCTGTGGAACTGTCTGAAGATAGTGGTCTATATACACTGTCCATCTTTTCAAAATGCAGCCCTCCGACACGGATTTTGATATTTTTGTATAGAACAGGTGATTTTTTTACCATGCTGACAGATTCATTGTATACAATCTTTGCCTGGTCACGTTTTGTTGCAACAGAATATACCTCTGCTCCGCCTTCTCCGTCAGCCATAAGCATATACAGTGACAGTGCCGATGCGATTAGTGATTTACCGTTCTTTTTTGCAACTATAAGTATTGCTTCCGTAAATCTGCGTTTGTGTGTTTTTTTGTTAACAACCCCGAATATTGCAGATATGAATGCCTTTTGCCAAAGTTCTAATTTTACGGGTGTATTCGCCCATTTTCCCTTAGAATGTTTACAGAATTTTTCTATAAAAAATATAACATGATTTGCCTTTCTTTCATCGTATATCCACTTCTTACGGGATTTTAAATCTTTTGTCAAAGCATTGTATACGGCTTTGACCTTTTTACTTGTGACAATTTCACCTTTTTGGATTTTAGAATTGTATTTATAGATATAATTCATAATTTTTATTTGAACATTTGTAAAATTTGTTTTTTGTTTTTGAACTATTTATGTGAATACTTCGTTATAATAGTGTATGATAAATTATAAGGAATTTTTTATGAAAAAATTATTAATAATGCTATTCATAATTTTAACGATATCCATGCAATCTTACGCATCGGATATGACAGATTATTCTCCAACAGTCCCTCCCAGCTATATTCCCGATTGGAATCCTAAGGCTCCAACTATTTTGTATGATATCTCGGAAAGTCAAGAGTATCATAAAAAACTTCGGGATGCGTTTTATAAAAAATATGCAAGACATATTGATGCCAAAACCATAGAACTAAATGCTCCAGAGGGTGCTTATGAAAGAGAAGTAACAAAACCTTATCTCGAATATCGTGCCAAAAATCAATATAAAGATCCCCCCCCCCTATTTTTCCCGAATAACAAACCGAAATGCAACAATAATGATCAAAACAAAAATTCGGCAATATACTCATTTTTCAAACACTGCATACAACAAATTAATTTCTAAATCTATTTAAAGATACTTTTACACGTTCTTCTGTTCCTTGGATTTGATGTTCACTTGACACGACAACAAAAGAACCCTCCATATTAACACGTTCATTGTTTAAT